AGAAAGGATAGTCGCAGACTTACCTGGCCCGGTTAGGCTACAAGAATTTGTAAACCGGGTTAATAAAACTGCTCGTGGGTACGAAAAAGATCGTTTAAACGAATTCGTAGAAAGGATAAAAAATACTAGCTCTCAGCCCATAGACCAAATTAAATTAACTCCGCAACAAATTTTGGATGGATTGAAAGAAACTTCACCAAAAAGATTTTTATCTAACATTATAGAGCCTACCGAAGAAAACCAAAGGGGTCTTTGGGTTTCTCAAGACAACCCCCTTAAGGGCAAGGGCAACAAAGTTGGCACAATTAATCTTTCCTTAGAGACTCCCTCACAAATCACTGCGTTGTCTAAACAACTTGATGACTTGAGGATTACCAATAATGAAATACCCCAATTTAAACAAAATTTTGCTTTGTCAAAAGAGGATGGAAGTCAGGAACAACTGGTTTCGGATTGGGGAAGATTGACAAATCGAATTAAATCTGCTGTAGATAAGTTATCAGATTTTGACCCTCCATCTGCTAACCGAATAAATGAAAGCATTAAATACGCAGATGAAATAATTGATTTTGCACCAAAATTTAAAAAAGAAAAAGATGATCTTTTGTACCCCATTCTTAGCGACGAATATAACGCTTGGAAAAAAGTAAACAAGTATTCTCAAAAAGATGCTGATAAACTTTTGCTTAAAATTAAAAACAATGCGTTAGAAAACTTGCGCTCGTTATTTGATGTAGCAGAAAGAAGAGAATTTATAACTTCTTCTGACCCAACTCTTATGGATTTTCCTACCTTTTACGAAACGATAAAAGAATTCGACAAAAAAACTAACGACATAACAGCATCTTCTATGATTCCACGTAAGCTTTCAGAAGATGAAGCAAGAGTAAGAGAGCGTTTAGTAAAAACGGCTAATAGATATAATTATCTAATACTTGACAACAAAATAAACATGGTGGGCGCCGTACATGACGAGCTAGAAAATTTTGCTGACAAAGTAAGAAGAGAAAACGTAGATAAGTTTATTTATCCGGGAGCACACACCACCATTACAAAAGACAATCCCATTTCTTTTAGCAGGTTTGTTGATCTTACTCCGGAGCAAATAACTTCTTTCAATATTCCGTTGAAAGATAATAACCGAGGTGCCATGCTAGTTATGGAACTTCAGTCAGATAGGTTTAGAGATACGCGCCCAACTATCGTACTAAAAAACCCCAAAACTGGGGAAGTTATTGATGAAAGACCCAACCCAACATACAAAAAAGACCTAGAAGAAGCCTACCCTGGAATGGGTAAAAGCGGACAAATAATACAACAATTGATGATAAAAAATGCCATTTATGGAGCGATGAAACGAGGCAAAGGATTATTATTGTTTCCTGGTACTGACTCTTCTAAGGCTCATTTATATGAAAAACTTGGCCCAAATTTAAAGCAAGTACTAAAAGACTTAGGTCCGGGATTTGAAATAAAACAATTTACTTTTCCGGGTAAAGAAGGAGAGAACGCCACTCGTTTTGGCGTTTACATTGATGAAGATGCGGCCAAACGGGTAATGACACAAGGCATGAGATTTGCCAAGGGCGGCATGGTAGATAAACCTTTATATGATCGGGCAGTGTGATGGCCAAGAAAAATTCATTAAATAACATCGAAAAGGCTCTTGAAGCCGTGGGCCAAGAGCAGATGCTCGCGCCTGAAGTTGACGTTGAGATTGAACAAGAAGAGCCGGAAGGCGAAGACGAGGGTGTAAGTATTGAGATCGGCGCCGATGGCAGTGCCACGATCACCATGGGCGAAGAGGAAGAGGTCAAGGAAACCAAGCACTACGAGAACTTGGCGCAGTACATGGATGCTTCTGATCTGGCCAAGATCGGTGAGGAGATCCTTGAGTACTTTGACTCGGACGTTGCTTCACGCGACGAGTGGGAGCGCACCTACGCCGAGGGATTCAAGAGCCTTGGATTCCAGTACGAGATGCGTACCAAGCCTTTCCGTGGCGCGGCTGGTGTGTCGGTGCCTTTGCTGACAGAGGCGATTACCCAGTTCTCGGCTCAGGCGATGAAAGAACTCATGCCCCCTGGCGGGCCCGTGCGCACGTCCGTGATTGGCAAGTCCAACCGCTCGCGCGAGGCTCAGGCTAAGCGGGTCAAGGACTACATGAATTACGAGATCACCACGGTGATGAAGGAGTACACACCGGACTTCGACCAGATGCTTTGGTACGTGGGCTATGGTGGGTCGGCCTTCAAGAAGGTTTATTTTGACAAGAGCAAGCGGCGTTGTGTGTCGCCGTTCATTACGCCAGACAACTTTGTGATGCCCTACCATGGTTCGAGCAATCCTTGGGAAAATGAGCGTTGTATTCAGGTTGTGCCTATGTCGGCTAACTCGTTGCGTAAGGCACAGGTGGCAGGCGTTTATCTGGACCTTGAGATGGAGGAAGCGCCGGTTACGCCTCGCGAAACTCCAATCACGGATGCGCAAGACCGTGTCTCTGGCCAGAGTCCGGGGTACATGGACGAGGAATACACGCTCTTAGAAGCACACATTCTGTACGACATCCCTGGGTTTGAAGACAAGGATGGGATTAAGAAGCCTTACATCATTACGGTAGACAAGGACAGCGGCAAGGTCTTGGCGATCTATCGTAACTGGAAGGAAGAAGACGAAGCTTGCTGCCCGGAGCAATATTATGTTCACTACATGTTTCTTCCCGGCCCTGGATGTATGGGCTATGGCCTTGTACATCTCATCGGTAATCTCAACCGTGCTGCCACCTCCGCACTAAGGCAGTTGCTGGATGCGGGTACGCTGGCCAATTTGCCAGCAGGCTTTAAAGCCCGTGGTCTGAGGATCGCGGACGATGATGATCCTCTCCAGCCGGGTGAGTGGCGTGACGTGGATGCGGGCGGCGCGGACCTAAGTTCGTCATTGCTGCCCCTGCCGTACAAGGAGCCAAGCCAGACGCTGTATACCCTGATGGGATTCTGTATTGACAGTGGTCGCAGGCTCGCCAGCATTGCTGATATGCAGGTTGGTGATGGTAACCAACAGGCCGCAGTGGGTACAACAATAGCAATGTTAGAAAAGGGTGCCAATGTTATGTCGGGCATCCACAAGCGTCTGCACTATGCCCAGAAGCTTGAGTTTGAATTGTTGGCTAACTGCATGGCCAAGCATCTACCGGACGAGTATCCGTACGAGGTAGAAGGCGGCGATCGCAAGATCTTCAAAAACGACTTTGATGACCGTGTGGACGTTCTGCCGGTGGCAGACCCCAACGTTCATTCCAGCGCCCAGCGCATCATGATGGCTCAAACCCAGTTGCAACTGGCCCAGTCTGCACCCCAGATGCACAATATGTATGAGGCCTATCGTCGGATGTATGAGGCGCTTGGTGTGCGGGACATTGACATGGTCTTGAACTATGACGATACCCAGGAACCACGGCCCAAAGATCCGGCTACCGAGAACGCTGACGCTATCGACGGCAAGAAGTTAAAAGCCTTTGCTGGCCAACAACATGACGCTCATATAGTGAGCCACATGCTCCAAGGCATGAGCCCAATCCTGCAGGCTAACCCCGTGGGTGCGATGAACCTAACCAAGCACATCTTGGAGCACGTCCGGATTAAGGCCGAGGAGCAAGTAGAGGCCCAGATCTTTGCCGAGTACGGTCCTGAGAACAAGGGCGTTGTGTCGGACATCCAGAAGGAAGCCATGGTTGCCATGTTGGTGGCTCAAGGGATGAGCGAGTTGCGTCAATTGTCTTCGCAGTTGTCTGGCGAGGGCGCACCCGACCCGTTGATCAAGCTGAAAGAGCAGGAATTAGCTCAGCGTGCCCAGGCTGATCAGGCTAGAATCCAGGCAGAGCAGCAGAAGATTGGTCTGCAGACCCAGGAAATGCAGCAAAAGATGGTTACTGACGCCGCTAGACTTGAGACCCAAGAGGCTATTGCAGACCAGAAGGCTGATTTAACGTTAATGCGACTTAAACAAATGGAGCAACAAAATGCCATTAAAGCCCGGACGCAGCCGCAAGGTCGTCAGTGAAAACATCGGTGAGATGGTCCGCAAGTATAAGAAAAGCGGATCTATCGGCACCAGCAAGCCAGCTAGCAAGGGCAAAGCGGTCAAGCAGGCCGTGGCCATTGCTCTGTCTAAAGCAGGAAAAGCACGCAAGATGAAAACAGGGGGCGTCCCTGGGCCCGTCAAAGAAGTAATGCGCAAAGACGCCAAAGTCCCCACCAAAATCTACTAGGAGCA